GTGTCCGTTCCAATGTGTATGTAAAGTGTGATGCCCACCACCTTTATTAGCAAACTCTTGAACCCACAATTCTGTTGTAAATACTTGATAATTAGTTAAATCAAAACCCATTTCTAATAATAAGTTATGTGATGTTGCTCCTATATAATCTTGTAATTCTTTAAATTTAGGATCACCAATTAATGAAGTTGAATGAAACACGTGACCCATATCACCTTTATTACCAAACTTTTTATTTCTTTTGTCTATATCTTTTTTTAAATTTTTTTGAGATTCCTTTATATATTTATCAGATGCTTTGTTTAATTTTTTTACAAATTTAGGTTCATCTGCCCACCATATTGGACATTTAAAATATTCTTCTAATTGTAATTGTTTTGGAAAACTCATCTATAAGGCCATCCTAAATTCCAAATAACTAGACTATATCTAGATCCTTTTTTAACTGGACAAACTCTGTGCCAAACAAAACCAGGAAATACAACTAGAGATCCTTTTGGTAATATCTCTGTGCATTTTTTAATATTAGGTTTTTTATCAGGATCCATATTTCTAAAATCAAATTCTAACTCACCGCCTTTGTAATCTTTTGGATCTGATAAACTAACAGTTACTGATAACTTTCTTATTTTACCATGTGATGGATCTCCTTGTTGTCTTTGATAAGGACGATCCCAACTATCACAATGCCAATCATAAAATTGGCCTTTTTCATATTTTGTAAATTGACAGGACTCAGAATAGTCCCATTGAAAATTCCAACCTGCGTTTGCATTTGCTTGATGAACATAGGGTTGTATCTCTTTATAAATCCATCTATCGTTCATCCAAACGACATTAGAATCTCTTTTTTGTTTTAAATCTTTTATTTGTTTTTTACTTAAATTTTTATCACCCATACCACCAGTGACAGCCATTTGATCAGAAATAGATTTTCCATATTTTACTATTTCATCACAAATTCTAGCAGGAACTGCTGATTGAAAATACCAATAATGATTTGTTAGGTTCACCTTTTTGAAATTATCAAGTATTAAGAAATTGTCAATGTTCCAGAAACTGTAAATGTAGCTAATTTATCTCCGCCAGGGTGAGTCGAAGTTGAATTAGTACAAGGTGTAACCGCTAAAGTAGCCGCACTCGGTAATCTTACAACCACAATACCAGATCCACCAGCACCACCAGCATAGTTTGAATCTGATCCACCACCTTTACCAGCAGCACCACCTCCACCGTTTCCTCTGTTTGCTGTACCAGTAGATCCTGCTGCACCACCTCCGGGTTGTCTAGCAGGGCCAGGGCCTCCAGCTGCATAAGTTACATCTGATCCAGTGATTGTATTTGGTGCACCAGCACCTCCAGCCGCATCACCTCCAGGAGAAGACGGTTGTGCTGTTCCTGCGCCACCAGCTCCACCTCCACCTGCTCCTCTAAAAGCAGTATGTGCTGCAGCACCACCATCATTACCTTGAGGTGGATCTGTCGGAGGTGTATTTCCTGTACCTCCAGCTCTTGGAGTGCACGAACCTCCACCTGCTCCACCACCTGAACCTCCAGGTGCTCCAACTTGTGATCCACAAGGACCAGCTCTACCTCCACCACCTCCAGCAGAAGTTATTGAATCAAAAACTGATGCTGATCCATCTGTACCATTATTGTTTACATTAGGTCCTGGTGATCCTCCAGGAGGAGCTGATCCACCTGCTCCAATTGTTACACTATAAGGTCCTGGAGAAACAAATAAGGCACTTCCTTGCAATGGACCTGGTCCAAAACCTGACGCTCTATATCCTCCTGCACCTGCACCAGATGCTGATCCAGCACCACCGCTTGATTTTGAAGAACCACCAGCACCACCTCCAGCGACAACTAAATAATTTAAAACAAAACCAAACTCTGGCCATGGTCCTTGTTGCTTGGCTTGAAATTGACTTTGCATTGACCACACTCCACTTGCTTTGCTTAATTCTTTTACGACCACTACTCCTGAACCACCCGCTCCACCAGATCTAGGTCCTGGTCCACCAGCACCACCTCCACCACCACCAGTATTTGCTGTTCCTGCATTTGCTGTTCCACTATTTACTGCTGCTGCACCACCACCAGTTCCACCAGTTCCTTGTGTTCCAGAAAATTTAGAACCACCCCCACCACCTGCATAAACACCAGAATTAGGTATAGTTGCTCCAGGGAAAAAAGGACTAAAATCTGTTCCTGCTCCTCCAGGTCCACCACTAGGTGGGTTTCCTGCAGTTCCCGCAGCAGAGTGTCCTCCTCCACCACCACCAGCTAAATCAGATGGTGTTGCATCGTCTCCGATACCTCCATTATTTCCTTCTGGTGGACTAAAACCTCCAGCATTACCTGTGCCTGCTGGGCCCCCTGGAGAACCACTAGATCCTCCTCCACCACCAGACCCTCCTGGTTTTCCTCCAGCACATGAATTACAAGAACCTGCACCTCCTCCTGCTGTTGAAAAATAAGTTGTTCCACCAATTACTATTTGAGAATTATTTCCACAAGATGATTGACCTGTGCTTCCTGCACCACCAGCTCCAATTGTTATTGGAACAGAAGTGTTTCCACATGCAGGCACTTCTAAATTTCTAGCACCCCCTGCTCCACCTCCGCCACCAACGTGATCAGGTGAATTAGGTGTCCCTGCTCCGCCACCACCACCTGCAACAACCACAGTTCTAACTAATCTTGTTCCTGGCTGTGTTGTAAATGATCCAGATGATGTTTTAGATGTAACAATGCCTTTTCCAAACGAAGTCGTATTCGTTTTTCCAATTACTCCACCGTTTGATGAGCCAACTTTGTTTCTTGGCATTGTGTCCTCCTATGCGGACACCCAAGATGTGCCGTTCCAATCGTAAACTGTTGGAGTTTCCGCCTCGTCATTTGATTTAGTTGCTTCCCAACCTTTTGTGTTGTCAGCGTTATATTTATCCTCATTCCATGAAATCATGTAATGCCACTCAGGTTCTGCCTGACCATCGTTAGTGATTGATGGATAAGTTATTGGTGCTTGCCAATCATCATTAGAATCTAACGACCATGAAGCGTGAGGTTGAGTTGCTAAAAATTTATCTTTTACAGGATCGTAAACATCACCAATACCTGCATATTTTTTTCTAAAATTGTTATTGTAAGAAGTTTGTTTCCAAATACCACCCTTAAAAAAATTAACACACCAGTTTTCTCCGTCAACGTGCATATCGTTTTCACCTAATGGTCCTGCTGCTGTTTCTACATCGTTACCTACTACAACAACTCTTTGTACTATTTGATGTGAATCTGACGTAAATCCAGTTGGATCTGTCATTGCTTTTAATTCTGCGAAATGTGCCATATGTTTTCTCCTTTTACATTTATATTTTAATTTTAACTTATAGTCAACGTGCCTGATACAGTAAATGAAGCTACTTTACAGCCTCCTGCTGGACTTGGTAATGTTGCTATACTATTAGTTCCTGGTGCTACTGCCATAGAAGTGCATCCAGGCATTCTAACAACTACGATACCTGATCCACCTCCACCACCTTGTACACTGTCATTTCCACCACCACCGCCACCACCAGTGTTGGCTGTTCCAGATGTTCCTGGAGGACCACTATTTCCTCCTGCTCCTGGTCCACCACCACCTGTTCCACCAGGGAAAGATGATCCTTCATTTGTACCACCTCCACCACCACCATAGTTTACTGGACTTCCTGTAATAGAATTTGCTACTCCATCTCCACCATGTCCTTGACCATCAGTATTACCTGCTTCTCCTGCTCCACCTCCACCACCTGAAATAAATGGTGAACCTCCAGCTTGACCGCCACCACCAGGATTACCTTCAGGTGCTATAAAATCTCCAGCATTACCTGAAGCGTTACATGGACCTGGTCTATTGTAAGATGCTCCACCACCTGATCCACCACTAGCACCTGGTTGACTTGGTCCAGGACCACATCCTTGTCCACCTCCTCCACCACCAGACGCTGTTATAACTGAAAAACTTGAATTATTACCAGATGCACCTTGGGCTGTTCCACTCGGAGTTGCACCTCCACCACCAATAGTTACAGGGTATGCACCTGGTGATAGAGATAATTTTTGTGATCTTGTTCCTGCACATCCAAAAGAAGTTCTAACTCCACCAGCTCCGCCACCTCCAGAATTATTTCCATTTCCACCACCAGCACCACCACCAGCAACTACTAAGAAGTGTGCTAATGTTGAATCATCTGAATCTAATACGCTTAAAGTTGAAGATGCTTTAAATCGTGAAACTTGACATGCACCACAGTTAATAATTGCAGTTTCGTTTGAAGAAGATGCTTGTGAAAAAACAAGATTAACACCTGAAGTAGATGTTCTTGCAACCACGATACCTGAACCACCAGCTGCTCCTTGACCACCATTAACACCAGTAGCTCCACCACCTCCACCAGTATTTGTTGTCCCAGCTTGTGCATTACACATAGGTCCACTGCTTGTACCCGTAGCAGCATCTCCACCACCACCAGCACCACCAGTTCCACCACCTTTACCATTTGGCGAAGGACCTGATCTACCATCTCCACCACCACCTCCA